TAGCGCGTGTGCTCTCCAGCAGAGGTCGTGAGGCGAACGTGGCGAGGCTCGCTGATTTCGTAGTAGGATTCAACCGGCATTTTGTTTACTGGAAGAGAAGTAATGTATACCCCAGGACTCCTCTTGCTTGGAGTGCTTGTTCTCATCGCACTCAGCCAACGTGAGCATCTCACGATTTCAGCTCCGATGGTGGATATCCGCAACACTGTGCGTCCGGCCGAACAAGACAGGATCTTCGCGATGGCCCCGACGAGTCTCCAGACCCGCGCGACGGCAACGAATGCGGCGATGGGAAATCCCACGGACCGGTCCAAGTCGTTTGTGGCTGGAATCATCCGCGACTTTCAGACAGAGATCTATGTGCCAGCCACCGCTCCGATTACGGAGGCGGTGGTCACCGCATGGGTTGCAACGAAGAAGACAGCCTATACGACGGAGCCCGCATCTCCTCTCACGACCTTCTACCTGGATGCGTATTCCAACGGAGACGCCAAACGGCTCATCATGTCCTATGTGGGACTCACGGCGGCGGCAACGACTCCTCCGGTCAATCCTCCACCGGCGTCGTCGACGGCGACGAGTCCCACCTCCATTCCCCAGGCCCTGCAGTACCTCCAGGACAACCTCCTGGAATACAAGATGACGGGGAACGAGACGTACAAAACCGCCTACGACGGAACGAAGCGGTGGATTGATAGCTACATTGCGAGCCTGAATACCCAGCTCGCCCGGGATGCCGATGGAATCTCCACGCAAATCACCTCGTATGAGACGGCGACTCCAGACCTTGCGAAGTCCCAGGCAGACTTCCAGGCGGTGAAGGCGAACGGGCCCAAGGTGGAGGACACCTATCTCACGATCAAAAAGCAGATGGATCAGTCCACGGCCGCACCCACGGACTCGGGGACTTACGTCAAGGGAGCCATTGCGGCCGGACTCGGGCTCGGAGCACTCGCACTGGTGTTCGTGTAACGGCGGATCACCACGACAAGGGCAAAGAGACCCGCAACAAGCACAAATACAGCGATGTAGAGCATCAGAGTGGACTTCCACGACGTATCCTGAAACGACCGAATGCGCTGGAGGGTTTGCATCGCATCCGTGTTGGTTTTGAGTCCGTTGTAGTCGGACTGAATGCGGGCGAGTTGCTCTACGAGCTGGGCGCGATAGGCGTCGCTGTTGCCCCCGTCATTGGCGTACTGCATCTGCGTGAGCATCTGGTCCAGGACAGCCGCAATCTGCTGATTGACAGACTGGATCTGGGGGAGAAGCGTCTGGATCTGATCCGGGGTTGCCGTGGCCTGGTTGGCCAACGTCGTATACTGACCCCGAAGGGTGGTGTATTGCGCGGTTAACTCGGCAAGCGTCATTGCCCTTACGCAACATTTACGTCTTCCACACAATAGCGGTAATACAGGCTTGGTCCCGCTACGTCGCTGTGCCGCTTGATTTCAAGAATGTCTCCCGGAATGGCGCCGAGGACCCGGGCCTGATAATCCTGCGAGTCAATGGACGGCAGCTGCTCGGCGGGGGAGGTCAGGCGATAGGTCTTGATGAGGGCCGTCTTCTCGTCCTCAGCCAGAATCCGATGTGGGACTGAATACCGGTGCGCGGTCCAATCCTTCTGGAGGTGCCAGATCCAGAAGAACTGAATGTGGTCCTTTGCATAGGACTTGATGACGCGGAGCACGTTCGCCGAGGGCTTCGCCATGGAGACGATGATGACGCCGTTGGTATACGCATTGTCCTCTGCGAACTTGACAAAGTTCCGGATGTCGCGGTCCAGAAGCCCCTTGTCCTTCTGACTGAAGATGACGAGAACGGGTCCGATGGTGTAGAGAACGACGCGTTCCAGCTCACTCGTCACGGGTGTGGTGGTCGTGTCGAGCTTGCGACGTCCGAGAAAGGTGCGAAGAGTCTCAAGGGCCTTGTCCTCCATTGTACTTGTCTTCTCTCTAGACAGAAAGCGGTTCGTTTTTTCGTGAGGATACCATAATGAATCCGACGACACTTCTCGTCATCGCTCTGCTTGCGTTAATCTTCGTCCTCTACCTGGGACGCGAGCGCTTTCAGCCGGAGTTTCTGGACAAGCGCCAGGTTCGGAACACGGTCGCCCGGGAACAGTCCTCCTACGAGCAGTACACGAATCACATGACCCCCGCTGCAGTTGAGATGGGCCCGATCCAGGGGATGCAGACGCCGTTCCAGGTCAACCAATATACGGCGTACGTGGCGTGAAGATGCAATGGAGTTTCGCGATCTTCCCGGCGAACCGTACAAGAAGAAGAAGATTCCCAAAGCCCTCGCCGAGCAAGTGTGGATTTCCCGCATGGGGCATACATTCCGCGGCAAGTGTCGTGTCTCCTGGTGTAAGAACAAGATTACCGTGTTTGACTACGAATGTGGTCACAACATTCCTGAGAGCAAGGGCGGCAAGACGACGCTTGACAACCTTGTTCCCATTTGTGCGCGGTGTAACCGCAGCATGAGCGATACCTATACGATTGATGAATGGATTGCGAAGTTTAGACCGCCGACACGGCCTTGGTGGTCTTGGTTGACTCGGCAATGAACATCTCGTCCCACCCTGAAATGGGTGTAATCTGATTGTAGCCGATGGACGCGAGTGTCTCAAAGAGCTCGGTGCGAAGGGCCGACGCCGGAAGCCCCTGGCCGTCACGACTCGGACGCCAGGACTCAAAGAGAATGCGAGGATAGTTGTTCGCCTTCAGGGTCTCGCGCGCTCCCTCCAGCACCTTGGATTCAAAGCCTTCCACATCCATCTTGATGAGACCGATGTTGGTGAGCTTGAAGGAGTCCAGGGTCGTCAGGGGAACCTCCACGGAGTCACAGACCTTATCGTTGAAGTCCATGCAACTGTTCCCACCCCCATCCTTGGGCGACCGCAGGTAATACCGCGTCGTCCCCGTGATATCTCCGAGCGCCGTGCGATGCGGCGTGACAGTGTAGTTCAGCTCCTGGAGCGCGAGGTTCGCGCACAGATAGTTGAACGTCTTCGGAGAGCACTCAAAGCTATGAACGCCAGCGCACACCTTCGCAAACGCGAGCGTGTACGTTCCGACGTGGGCCCCGATATCCAGGAAGACGGTCTTGGGGTCAATCAGAGTCGTTGCCCAGTGGATGATCGACTGCTCGTAATTCCCCTGAAGGGCAAAGTCCTTCGCAACAATCTCATCGTCCGGAAACACCATGCAGTCCTTCCGAAGCCGGAAGAAGACGGGGTCGGGCGTGGTCAGGGAGTTCTCGCGGAGGTAGTACATGCTTCAGGAGTGTCTCCTGAGTGTAAGTGTGAGTAGAGCGCGACGTGTGCGGCGTCCACATAATGATACCCACAGGCAGTGCGCGGATCTCCGCCTCCCAGCGGATGGTCGTGGGGGTAATTGAAAAACAACGGGTTGTCAATGAACTCCGTGGGGGTGTCCTTGAGCCAGACGCCGATCATGACGTCTGAGTACAGAGACTGAATTGGAATCGTGCGACAGGCCTCGGGCAGATAGGCGACAGCGGCTGAGGACAACAGGAACCCGGGACCACCTGCCATGTAGGGAGGGAGATCTGGCTTCCGTGCCAGCATCCCGATACATTGGGGACGTGAGGGATCTCCGAGGAGGGGCTCCAATCGCTCCGGGAAGAGATAGGTGTCGTCATCACAGAACACGTACCAATCATACGACCCAGGGAGGTTCAGAAAGAACTGCTGATACTTGATGGGACACGAATCGTAGGTGTCAATTGTATTCCAGCCGAGGACACGGGCCTCTGGGTTCGCGCGGGCTGACAGAAACCAAGCGTCTGCCGATCCAATTCGCTTGAGCCAGGTGTCCCGAATGAGCTGACATCTCGTCGGCTGATAGGCCTCACACGTCAGAATAACGTAACATACTTTCATTCAATCTCGTATAGTGTAGGAAATGCGTCTTGTCAGTATGCTCTTTGACCTTCAGGCGTACGACCCCACGAATCGTGGAACCAGACCCCTCTCGTTTTATCTAGAAAAGGGTCGCCCCACGCTTGAACTGAACTACCCGATGGTTCTCCTGTGCGATGCGACGACACGCCCTCTGCTTGAAGCCATTCGTGGAGACCGGTCCACGATCTACATTGAGAAGTCGCTCACGGACTATGATCTGGTACGCACGACGCTTCCGATGATCACAGAGTCCCGCGCTGGAAATCCTGTCTATTCGGACACCAATCGCGTAACGCCTCTGTATTGGCTTGTCTGTATGATGAAGACCTATGCCCTTCTTCAGGCGAAGCTCGTCTCTCCGGACTCCCACTATCTGTGGATTGACCTTGGGATTTCGCACATGGCGCGCGGACTTCCGACGGCCGTGGATGCGATCGCGGCTGCGCCCCGTCCGAAGATTGCGTGCTGTTTCATTCATTACCGAACCAAGGAGGAGCTGTATCCCATGGAGTCCTTTCTTCGCAACGGAGGCCCTGCTGCGATCGCTGCGAGTGCCTTCACGGTTGAGCACGCCTATGTAGACCGCCTGTATACGGCGATGCTTGCCGTCTTCTATGACCAAGTCTCGCGTGGGGTTGGACATTGCGACGAGCAGTGCCTTGTCTACGTTGCGGACGCCCATCCAGACTGGTTCTCCTTCTACGTCGGAGACTATCCCTCCTGTCTCACAAATTACCACACGCTTCGGGAGGATGTCGTCTCTGTCCAGACCCATGTTCGTCCGGGCGCCACACGTGAACGTCGGCAGGACATCCTGCCCCTGATCCAGACCTACGGACGTGAGGATCTTGAACGTGCGGTTGCGTGGCATCCCGAGTGTACAACCGCAAAGCTCCTCCTGGGTGCGTTTAACCACTTCATCGCTCTGGGTCCAAACTTCCATCCAGGGTGGGGGAGCTATCTCTTTGACGGACAGACCTATCGCTACCATCTGGAGACTCTCAAGAAGCAAGAAGCCCTCGTTCGCGCAGGCACGGTTTCAACCCATGTCCTGGAAGTGGGCGTCTATCTTGGACATTCCCTTCTGCTTCTCCTGCTGTCCAACCCCACTCTCAAGATCACCTGCATTGACAACGATGCACGCTTCTCTCCTCGCGCAGTCGCCTATCTCAATGCGCACTTCGGAGATCGGATCACGTTTCATCTGGGATCTGCAGCAGAGATCCTCCCAACTCTCCCGCCCGCAACCTACGATTGTATTCATATCGACGCAGACCACTACGATGATGCGGTTCGTCAACAATTTGCCCTCGCGAAGCCGTTAGCGACTCCCCGAGCGATGGTTGTGTTTGACGATTATGAGGCCGTGCATACCGTGATTGATTCTCTCCTTGAAACGAACGTGCTAGAGCGTCTTGAGCTTCCCGGGTGCCTCTGGACCAACATAGTGACACAGCTCCGTGAGTAGGCGCTCGTTGTGATCGGCTGAGTAGAGCGTGAAGTGCTCCTCCATGAGACACCAATAATTCACTTCCCAGGTGAGACGGGGGAGATGCTGGTCAACCAGCTCCTGCTGCTTGGCATACGCCGCAGGGAAGAGATCTCGGTGTCCGAGAAGGAACGTGCCGCAGAACCGCCAACACACACGGTCCCAGAGGGGGTAGGATCCAGGACCCCAGCAGGACGGAGCAAAAATGGTCGTGGTCGGATACGTTCGGGTTGCGATCCGGCGAAGCGCAAGTGTCGCAAGAGGCTTGTCCCGAAACATATGGAAGGCTCCAAAATCAATCCACGCAAGATACGGAGTCTGCGTGATCTCGCGGGCCCGAACCATACACTTCAACTTTTCCAGCTGAATCCAAAAATACTCCTCATTGTCCTTGGGGAGTGTGCGTCCAGGCGGAAGCTGGACCTCAGGTCGTCCCGTCGGGCGCGAGAGTGGAACGACAGTCACATTCGGAGCAGGATCAAGCGAGATAGACTCGTCCACATACGCAACGATGGGAAGTCCGGTTGCGACAAGATGGGAGAAGTGCTCAAGATACGCCGAGAGAGGGCGATATCCATTGGTGGGGCGAATGAGGAGGGTGACAAAGGTCACAGATCCAGACATGCCGTCTGTTTCTTGTCCTCAGGACGAGTTCCTTTAGACCGATCACTGCGGCGTTTTCACGAGGATCGTGAGTCCATTGTTATTCCGATAGCGCGCCAGCATCGTCCACTCTGGGTGCTCGGCGAGGAATTCGGTAATCGCAGGGAGAAGTCCTTTTGTGATTTCGTCCACCGGGATCCCGGTCGCGCGAGATTGCTTGACAGGATCCCATCCATTCCGAATCGTCTCTCCGCGAATCCCGTCTACTTCCGTGTCGTGCATCGCAATGTACTTGCGAACGACAGGATGCCACCGAGCAAGCTCACGCTTCAGT